AGATGATGCTCAGTGATGGCCAGAGCTATGTCAGAGTACAAAACATCTATAATCCTGCGAACTTTGATCGCAGTCTGAGATCTGCGGCAGAGTTTATCAAGACACATTGTGCTGAACATACTACTATGCCAGTGCCTGAACAGATCAATGCTGTCACAGGTAATAACTTCCAGTTGATAACAGGACTCAATGATGACCATCAGAACTGGTTCATGGAAGAGTTTGAAACATTTACCAAGCAAAAGGAATTGGAACGAGCAATCCTCAAAGCAGCAGACTTATTGGAAAAAGGTGACTTTGATCCTGTGGAAAAGCTGATCAAAGATGCTGTACAGATCAGTCTGACAAAAGACTTAGGTACTGATTACTTTGCTGATCCTGTAGCCAGACTCCAGAAACTAAAGGACGGCAACGGACAGATCAGCACTGGTTGGCTCACACTGGATAAGAAATTGTTTGGTGGATTTAATCGTGGCGAGCTGAACATTTTTGCTGGTGGGTCAGGATCAGGCAAGAGCTTGTTCATGCAGAACATTGCATGTAACTGGATATTGGCTGGTCTAAATGGTGTGTATATCACATTGGAACTGAGCGAGGGACTAACTAGTATGCGTATCGATAGCATGTTGACCAGTGTGCCCAGCCGTGATATTTTCCGCGATTTAGAGACTGTGGAGATGAAGGTAATGATGCTGGCTAAGAAATCAGGCAAGTTCCAGATTAAATATCTGCCGGCACAGAGCACCATCAATGATATAAGATCATATGTTAAAGAGTTGCAAATCAGGACTGGCAAGCGTGTGGATTTTGTCATGATCGATTATCTAGATCTGCTGATGCCAGTGAGTGCCAAGATCAGTGCCAGCGATCTGTTTGTCAAGGACAAATATGTATCAGAAGAAATACGCAACTTTGCCAAAGAGATGGATGTTTTGCTTGTGACAGCCAGCCAGCTGAACCGTGCCAGTGTGGAGGAAGTGGAGTTTGATCACAGTCATATCTCAGGTGGCATCAGTAAGATCAACACAGCAGATAACCTGTTTGGTATCTTTACCAGCAGATCCATGCGTGAACACGGCAAGTATCAGATACAGATCATGAAAACACGTAGCAGTTCAGGTGTGGGACAAAAGGTGGATTTGGAATTCGATGTGGACAGTCTGCGTATCAGAGACTTGGCTGAAGATGGTGAGTATCAGCAGTTCAAGAAGCAGAGCAGCAGCATCTATGACAGCCTAAAGAAAAACAGTGTAGTTAGGCCCAATACAGATGCAGTAGTTGCTAACCAACCAGGCAGTATCACAGCCACAGTGGACAGCAGCAGGCTTAAACAGATGCTTAACAACATCAAGAAGACATAGAATTTAATTTAACTGCATTGACTACCTGGCATTCCAGATATTGGGTGCCGTTGAGCATCCGCATACGCCCTACTCCTGTAACAGCATCAGCATCTGCATATGCTATGGGTTTGTTTACTGTTATGTCTATGTATTTGCCATTGCCCACACCCAGTGTGAGAAATGTAATGTATTTGCCTTTGTCTGCCTTAAACACCCTGCCATTGGCAATAAGTCCTGCGAACTCATAACGATCCATATACTGCTCTGAACAATAGAACCCTGGCAGAAATTCCTGCTGACCCCACCAGCCATATTTGTTAAATTCCCACACAGGGTTATTCATGATACTGTTGTGGTAGCCCAGCTCTCTGAGATCCCAGCCAGATAGTTTGGCCTCATTTTTATAGACCCATTTGCGATAGCTGCCTTCGCAATGTTTGAGACAAGCTGCCCAGAATGCTTTGGGATTGTGAGCCTTCTGATAGGCCAGTGCCCAGATCAACCTGCCCAGGTTAACAGCATGTGCGCGACACAAACCAAAGTTTCCCAGTTGGTAAAGCTCATCGATGATTACTTTTTTCTCAGGATGCTCGCCCATGCGTGATATAAATTCCAGCACACGCTCTTCGTTCTTCTTGGCAAAAGCACGACGAAACATGTCTGCTTCATATGCATCACAACCTATCAGTCTGCTGATCTTTTCTATAGCATCATCTTCATATACTATGTTATCTGACAATCTAGCCTGTGTGAAGTCATGGAAAAAGGCAGCCTTCTGTCTGCCAGTGGTGGCAACTGGTCGGATCAGGGCTGTGGCAAATATACAATCGCTCCTGCTTTGTGGTTTAATTGCACGAAATAGTCTACGCATGGCTGGGCTTTCACCTTGTGTCACTCCCAGTACATCACCGCGACTCAACAACGCACTTGTGGCTTCATCTGTCTCTGGATAGTCACACAGATGTAGTCCTGGTTCTATCTCATGTAGCTGGCTTAGTCCACGATTGGCTAATATGTCTATCTTTAAGTGTTCTAGGTCCTCTACCTCGTTCTTGTCCAGCAAGATCTGATTGTCACCGTTGATCAAACTTTTAGGCACACTGTTGCGGAATATCAATATGCCACCACAGTGTTTGCTGATGGCTCTTTTCTTGCCTATGAGCTTACGTTCTATACGAGCAGCTTCTGTTGTGTCTATATCCAGATCTGTCAGTTTAAAATTACGCTGAAGTTTGCCTTTGGCACCCATGCGCCTGGCTGCTTCACGTCTGGCTGATTTTTCACGATACATCACATAGTTACTGATTCTGGCACTGCGACCTGGCCAGTGATCAAATATGCGTTGCATCACTATACCCTGTGCCCAGTGTGGAAAATCTATGTCCACATCAGGCAGATCGTCACGGTGTGGATTAAGGAACCTGGCTACTGGTATGTTCTGTAACACAGGGTCTACATCAGTGATGCCTAAAGCCCAGCATACTATACTGCTGCCGGCTGATCCTCTGGTCATGTGTGGAATGTCTTGGGTTAGATCTAGAACCTGACATATTTGCAGGAAGTAATCTGTAAATCTCAGTCTGAGTATTATGTTTAGTTCTTCTGCCAGTCTGTCCTGATATTCTGGTTGATCTGGAACTGTTCTTTTAAATGCTGCCAATAATTGTTCAAGTTGCTGTAATGCGTTTTTTGGTAATTCGTTTGCCATTTTATGCCCTGTGCCTATAATGCCTATTAGTGATTTATCTGTATTTCAATCATGATGTATATAATTTGAATTAGTTTCGCTATGACAAATATGCTATAAATAACAGTGGAGCCGTTGATATTGCGTAAACAGACTCGTAGCATACTTGATGAACTTAGCCAGATAAGTGGTGGTAAACCCACTACTCTAGTTTTGGAAAGTCGTGCCAATCATATCATCAACAGTGCTATCAATTTGATTAATACCATACGTGAACAGTATGATGAACCAGAAGCTGCTGAATTGGAACGCCGGTTAATCAACAGTATTCGTGCCCAAGAGCCCAGTAAGTTTGTTCGTGGATTACGTAAAATAACTGAAGATAAATAAATAATAGTACCAATTTGGAGAAGATAAAATGGCAGATATAGCAAGAGTTAATGGAGCCGTAGCAGCAGCAAGTTTCTATGGTTTAACTTTCCAAGCAATTAGAGTAACAGCAACTGGTAAATTCACTGATGATACTGTGGATACTAGCACATTTCCTGGATACAACAACATTGCAGAAGGTGGTTATAGTAAAGCAGTAAAGGCAGTTGGACAGTGTGGTTCAATCATTATTCAGAGCGCACGTGCATCAAATGCAAACACATTTGCAGTTATTGTTGACGGCGTTACTTTTAATGCTGGCACAGGTGTAAATACTGCAGGTGCATATGGTGCATTGAAAGATGCTCTGGCATCAGAATGTGGTGGTGTAGCAAGCGATTACGCTATCGCAAGCAGCAGCGCACTAAACGGTGACGGTACATTTACATATGCTTAATAGCTGCATATGATACAACAGAAACAGCGGCTCATGCCGCTTTTTCTTTGACCAGCATAAATAATAACAGCGTAACAACGCAATTTTTATGGAGAAATAAAATGGCAGATTTTTATCGTGTAAGTGGTAATGCTGGTGAAGTTGATACTTTCTATTCATTCATTGGCAAGACTTTAAAGTGCTTTGTAATCACAGTTCAAAATGGCAGCAATGTTGATGTTGATCTAAGTGGTGAAATGGGTGTTAATGGTGCAGTTCCTGTAATCCTACAAGCACTACAGGCAAACACTTCAGTATTGGGTTATCAGGTTAATGTAGCTTATGACACTGGCATCATGTCAGTTATCCTGGAATCGGCAGAAGATTTCAGTGCAACAGATGTTCGTGATCTAGTTCGTTCAGCTGGCAATAATGGTGTTATCACTCTTCCAACTGGTACACCAGTGGGTGTTAGCAGCCGTACAGTTAACGTAACTGGTACAGATGTACAGGACAATGGTCTCACTCTATGGTGGGATTAATCCTTAGCTAGACTAAAATTAAAAGGCCAGGAAACTGGCCTTTTTCTTTGAT